TCAGCAACCCTTGGCCTTAGCCATCACGTACTGTGCGTGCGTCTCTATGTCGCGCAGTACGGCACCGATACCAACAATGTAGCTGAGCATGGCAGTGACCTCTGCGGCGGCGCCGGATACATCATGCCCGTCAGCATCGAGTTCGCGGAGCAGCTTCATCACCATTGAGCTTTTCGCCAGTTCACGCAGGCCATCAGGTGAATGGATGTGATCCTGATAGCGTCGGTTAAGAGGGAAGGTGTAATGCTTCTGCTCGACCTGCAATGCATCCATGATCGCCGGCAACATGCTGCTGGTCATCTCCTGCGCCAGCATGCGGGCTTTATCAGCCTGGGAGAGTTCTTCCCGAACGTAGCGGCCAGTCTTGCGGATCTGCGGCAGCACCTCGCTGGTTACCCATTTGCGGAAGCGGTAAGCGCTCGTTCCTTCTACGGCCGCTTTACGGCAACGGAGCATTAACCAGTAAAGCCCTGACTCGTTAACAACGCTTAAAGATTGGTATCCACCAGGGGTCCGTATTGAATACGTACCCTTTTCATCGCTGTCGACTTTGCGCAAAGCAACATCAACACTTTGGATTTCGAGAGCACTACAAACATCCTGAGCAACAAAATATGGACGCTGATCGATCATGACCATGCGGATGTTAACTGTAGATTCGAATGAGAAGACGGTTGGTGCAGTTTGTTCTAACATTGTGATCACCTTTGTAGTTAGGTTGATCACCACCGCTGAGACCAATCAGGTGGTGGTGAACTGTGCAGAGTTGGTCTTACCGGCTACAAAGGACCCGGCGCGGATTTCTCCGCCCCCACACAGCCCACCATAATCTGGGTATAACTGTGCTTTACGCATAAAAAAACCGCTCGCGCGGTGTGTGCGCCTTTGTAGTAATCCGGGAGACCAATCCCGGCACCGGATTTTGCCGATGCCTGATCACTATGGCACAAGGGAAATGGGTTGTAAATTTACCATTTTGGTAATAATTAATCGAGTGTTATTACCAAAATATCAGGTATGGTGTTTGAGGATCGAACCAGAAAGGAGTCACAAAAAAGCCCGCAACGCGGGCTTAGTCAGAAGTTCTTTGGCAGACCTGCCTGTTTCAAAATTCCGTTCGCGGTATGTGGCGACACGATAGTGTAAGGTACGCTGAACTTCTTTTGGGTTACAGGGCTGAACCATATCTCATGGCTTCCTTTCCCCTGCCGGTCAAAATAGCAACCAGCTGCGATAAGCAATTCCGTTAGCTTAGGATATAGTCCGGTTCCCATTTATCAGAGTGCGATCCTGTCAGAGTAGGACTGTTCCTGATTAAAAGACAGACTTATACGCGAAGGGTTTCCACCGAAGCCATTCATTTCGTACAGCTCTGGCGCTACTTCCCAAACTCGCTCGGTCAGTTCTTCGTATGTTGCTGCTTCAGTAACAAGACCGAGAGCATCACATTCAGCCACCCACACGTTTTCTTGAAGGTCGTGGCATACATTAACGTCGAAAGGCCGAGAAAACGTAACTACAGTTGATTCTCTCATAAGAGCCTCCTCTTTACCTTTGTGGTAATCTTAAGCCACTCATGCAATCCGTCAAGAATTATTTTAAATGTGCTTCCTGGCTATCAATCCCTATCTGAGTTGCTGCCGCAACTGCATTGCGCAGAAATCCAGGTGTGTTTGCAGCTCCCGCATCGACAACTGCGAGCTCGTCACATAGTTAACTAGTGCCACCAGTTCTGCCGCCGCACCGCTGACATCGTGGCCGTCTCGCTCCATCTCCCTGAGCAACTCCATCAGCTGTGATTTTACAACCAGGGATCTGACCCCTTCAGGGGTGTGAATACGATCTGAAAAACCTTCGTCGACAGGATACTGGTACCGCTCTGGCATTAGGATTACTCCGATAAATACTGTATGTATATACATATATCAAAAGGTAACAGGGTTTTCCAGAAGGTTTTTATTTACCTTAATGGTAATGTTTTTGCTCGTTTCGATCTGTTTTATTCATATATGGTTTGATGGGTAATAGAATGCTTCTATGCACGCGCGCCAGCGCTGACCACTGGAGCAGACTATGACCGTTTCAACGCAGGTAAGCCGTAACGAGTACACCGGGAACGGCGCCACTACCCAATACGATTTCACGTTCCGCATTCTTGATAAAAGCCACCTGCTGGTGCAGACGATGGATACCTCCGAAAACATCGTGACGCTAACACTCGGAACCGACTACACGGTTACCGGCGTGAACCGTTACAACGGGGGGAAGGTGGTTCTTACATCAGCGCTACCAGCTGGTTACAAAATCTCTATCGAGCGCAGCACTCCTGTTACGCAGGAAGCCAGCATCAGGAACCAGGGTGGCTTTTTCCCGGAGATCCACGAAGATGCTCTCGATAAGTTGACCATGCTGGTGCAGCAGGCATATGGGTGGTGGTCTGGTCTATCTCTCAGGAAGCCATCATGGCTCGCTAACTATTACGACGCGCTTAACAACCGCATTCGTAACCTGCGTGACCCGTCACAGGCGCAGGATGCGGCCACGAAAAATTATACTGACCAGAAATATGAATCTTCAATTTCTCATTCTGATACTCTCTTTGAGAGAACAGTAAGAATTCCAGAATCTAGGATATCAACGTTACCAGGGGTTGAAATAAGGAAAAATAAATTAATTGCCTTTAACGATCAGGGTGATCCAATAGTCGTTTTGCCTGAATCAGGATCTGCATCTGATGTTCTTATTCAATTGGCTTCTGGTAGTGGCTTGCTTTATATAGGCAGCACGCCAACAATATCAACACTTCAAACTATAGTTCCAAATATAATAGGAACAAGAGTACAGGTTAAAGAGTTTGATTATGGATACATCGTTGGTGGTGGAACATTTATTGTTCAGGATGCTGCAAACTTCATCGCTGATGGAGGAAAGGTTGTAACATCAGGTAATTCAGGATTGGTGTTCGTAAGGGATGAGTATTACTCAAGTAGAATAGTAAGGCCTGAATGGTATGGGTGCCGTGGTCTTGGTTCTTCACATCCAGATACAGTTCCTTTTGCAAAAATGCTTTCATCGCTTAGTGATGGTGATTACGTAGAGTTAAGGGCAAACGCAAAATATTACAATGATTTCCCTGCAAATAGTCAGGCCACAAACGGATGGGTTATAACTGCCAGTAACATTACCATGCATGGTGAGGATTCAACATTATCAAGAGCGACCCCATTATCTGCAAGCTATTCTGGATTTACAACCTTAAAAGTTACAGGCAACGAGTTCACTTTGGATGGGAAGTTACTTATAACTTCTGATGATCCAACTAACAGGCCATTGTACGCATACCAAAGTGCAACTAAAATAGATTCTAGAGAAATATTCACATCTCCATTAGCGAACACCCTTTCTTTTTGGGCTAGTGGTGTTGATGGTTTGTACATAGGCTCATCCGTAACATTAAGTAATTCAGTTTTTCCGTTCTTCGCCAATAATGGCTGTAAGAACATGAAAATATTTTGTACTGCTAAAAAATCTGGTCAGATTTACCCACAGCCAACGTCTGCAAGTTCAGATTTGGCGCTGGGAAGCACTTTTAAACTTGATGCGTGTTCCGATTTCATTATGGATGTTATAGCTAACGATTCAGCATACGCAGGTATTGAGTCTGAAAGTAACAACGTCAATGGCAGCGTAACACTGGTAACCAATAAGGCATACCATGCCGGTTTGCATCTATGGAACAGATGCAAGAACATCACTTACAAAGTTTCAGCAACGGATATCGTTGAGGGTGGTGGCGTTATTACAGGGTATGGTTGCGAGGCATGTAGTGGCTATGTAACAGCGTATAACGCCCAATATATAGTAGCGTATATTGGAAACTCAGCGACAACACCCGTAATCTCCTGCGATGCCAAAGGCTCTGGCTTTAATGTAACGGACGGGGTTGTATTCTTCGCTACCGCAGCAAACAATGCATATATCCAACACTGCAACGTAGATGTTACCGTTGTGCATGCTGATGTGTTTTCCATCGGCACTGGGAGACAATCGGCTGTTAAGTTTAATGGAGGTCAGTATTGCGACATAAAAGTAAATGCAAAAGATTTTGATTATATTTTTTCTTTGGGAATGGGCGCCAACAACAAATTTAATGTCGCGTACAACAAATTCAACACAGCGTTTTCATACTCGGACCAGCGCTCGTTTGATAACGAGTATAAATATACTGATCCGGGTGGTAACGTATACCATCTCCAGGCAAAGGCGAGTTCTCATGAGTACAGATCGGATGCGGTGACAAACCCTGTGCTTGGGTTTAAACCTCTTCTCCGCAAACAAATAAACTCTGATGGTTTTGTTAATGCAAACTTGCCAATAACAACAACGTCAGTTGGTGGGTTCTATTACGACCCGGATACTAAATATGTAAGAGTAAATTTATAGGAGCAGATATGGATGAGTTAGAAAATATTTTTACAAATCGTCCAATTGTTGCGCAGTTAATTTCTGATGCACAAGAGATGGTTATCCAAACAGATGATGGCGATGGTAATCATTTAACACATGATGAACAGATAGAGATAGCAAGAGAAAGTAGTCAGTGAAAGATAGAATAAAACTGATTTTATCAGTACAGTAAGTTTACCATTTATCCATAAACGGTTTATTGTGTATGATGAGCTTACCCAACTAAGGAGGTTCATCATGCATAGTAAACGGTGGTCATCATGTCTGCATCGCTAACCGCTGATACAATAAATCAGGGGCTTAGCTACGGTGCGCTGGCGGCGGTTATCGCCGGCGTCCCTCCAGAAGTGGCGCTGGGGTCGCTGGCCGGTGCGGTAATTTTTGTTACCTCTGCTGTTGAGTATCCGGTCAAGCGCCGCGTTCTCCTGGCGCTGCTCAGCTTTCTCTGCGGTCTTCTCTTCTACAAACCCACAGCATCAATCCTTATCGGCGTGGCCAGCATGATCCCCACCATCACACAGGACTCGTTCGAGCGGGGTATTGTCTACTCCGCCGGCGCGTTCGTTGCGGCAATTGTCGCGGTGCGGGTCGGGATATGGCTGTATCACCGCTCTGACAATCCGCGCGATTTAATCCCGGGAGGAAAAGACGATGACAGGCCATGATCTGCTGCTTATCGCTAATGCCCTCATCTGCGGCGGGATAGCGCTGAGGGTGATGTTCTTCCAGCGCAACGGATCGCGCCACCGCCGCTGGGGCGGGTGGATAGCCTATTTCCTCATCGTGGCGGCGGCCAGTATCCCGCTTCGCACCGCGTACTCATACCTGTACCACTTCCCCATGACCGCAGATCTTTCTGAGGTCGTTATCAATGCTGTGATGTTCGCCGCGGTGCTGAAGACGCGCGGCAACGTCGTGCAAATCTTCAAGATATCGAGGTCGCAACATGGACATTAACGAGTTTCAGAAAGCTGCCGGCGTTAGCCTGGCGCTGGCCACACGCTGGCATCCGCACATTGTGGCGGCCATGAAAGAGTTTGGCATTATCAAGCCGTTGGATCAGGCGATGTTTATTGCCCAGGCCGGGCATGAAAGCACTGGCTTTACCCAGCTCGTTGAGAGCTTCAATTACAGCGTGGCGGGGCTGGCTGGTTTCGTCCGTGCCGGGAGACTGACGCAGGGCCAGGCTAATTCCCTCGGGCGCCGGCAGGGTGAACCATCGTTGCCACTGGAGAGGCAGCGGGCCATTGCCAATCTGGTGTACAGCAAACGCATGGGGAATAACGGGCCGACCGACGGCTGGTTTTACCGCGGGCGCGGTCTCATCCAGACCACCGGACTGAACAACTACCGCGATTGCGGGGCTGCCCTGAAGGTGGATATGGTTAAGCAGCCGGAGCTGCTGGCGCAGGACGACTATGCAGCGCGGAGCGCGGCTTGGTACTTCGTTAAATATGGATGCCTGAAGTACACCGACGACCTGATGCGCGTCACGCAGATCATCAATGGCGGCCAGAATGGTATCGACGATCGCCGTGTACGGTATCTTTCGGCCAAGAAGGTGCTGGCATCATGATCACGGCATTCGTGAAAGCATACTGGAAACAGTTGCTTATCGTGTCGATGCTTGCTGCACTGGTGGCCGGCGGCGTTGTAGCCTGGAATATTCACGGTGACAGACAGTACGACGCCGGGTATGCGCAGGCGAAGGCTGACCGCAAAGCAGAAGATGAGAAAGCCCGTAAACATGATGAACAGGAGAAAGCAACCAATGAACGTGAGGCGCAGCAGAGGATCGACCAGGCGCGCAATGATGCTCTTGATGCTGCCGCTCGCGCTGGCCGGCTGCAGCAGCAGCTCGTTGCCATCCGTGAGCAGCTCAGGCAGTATAACGCCACTGTCGGCGCTGGGTCGTCAGCCGCAGACACCGGAGTTTTGCTTGCCGACGTGCTCGAAAAATCTCTCGAACGAAACCGGCAACTGGCAGAATACGCTGACCGGGCAGCTGAAGCCGGAAGGGTCTGCGAAAGACAGTACGATAAACTAACCAGGTAG